ACAGGGGACTTCTCCCGCTGGATCGTCGGCACCTACGCCGCCTGCTACGGCAAGCACCTGGTCGGGCACTACTCCACCGGCGCCCTCTACGAGCTGGATCTGGACACCTACACCGAGGACGGGGCGGAGATCGTCCGGCAGGCCGTCTCCCCGCCCATCAGCATGGACAACGTGCGGATGACGTTCTCCGCCCTCCAGATCGACCTTGAGGCGGGCGTCGGGCTGAACACGGGCCAGGGCAGCGACCCGCAGGTACGGCTCGACTGGTCGGACGACGGGGCGCGCACCTGGTCGAACCCGCGCAGCGTGACCTTCGGGCCCAGGGGTGCCTACCGGCAGCGGGCGATGTTCCGCCGGCTGGGACAGGCGCGGGAACGGGTGTTCCGGCTCTGGATCAGCGACCCGGTCAAGGTGGCGGTGATCGGTGCCGTGCTCGACTTCGAGAAGGGGACCTCCTGATGGCCCAGCCGCTTCCCCCGCCGCCGGTCAAGACGCCCATGGTCGATCCCAAGACGGGGATGGTCACGCCGATCTGGCAACGGTGGCTGACGCAGTTCGCGTCCGTCATCAACGAGCGGCTGACGGCGGGTGGGTTGTGATCAGGGACGCGCTACCGGAGGACATCCCAAGCCTGATGGTGGAAGGCCGTCGCTTCTTCGATGCGGCTGGGTGGCCGGTGGAGTGGGACGACGCGTCGGTCGAAAAGACGCTGCACGATCTCATCACCACGCCCGGCGGCATCCTCCTTGTCATGGAGGAAGGTGGGCGGATCGTCGGGATGGCCGGCGCCCTTGTCTACCCCTTCTACTTCAACCGAGCCCACCTCACGGGCCAGGAAGTGTTCTGGTGGGTCGCTCCTTCCCATCGGGGAAGTGGAACGATCCTGCTGTCACGGCTTGAAGACGCGGCCCGCGACCGTGGCGCGCAGTCGTTCACGATGATGGCCGTGGAGCATATGCGCAGCGAGACGCTGGGGCTCCTCTACCGCCGCCGCGGCTACACCCCCTCCGAGCGGTGCTATCTGAAGAGGTTCTAACATGGCAGTCAGCACCCTAGGCGCCGCCATCATCGGGACGGCCATCATCGGTTCCACGGCGATTGGCGCCGGCGCTTCCCGCAGCGCGTCCCGGTCGCAAGTCCGGGCCGCCAACGAGGCTGCCGCCGCCAACGAGCGCATCGCCGCGGAGGACCGCGAGTTTGCGCGCGAGATGGCGCAGGAAGACCGTGAGTTTCAGACCCAGCAGTATGACCGTCAGACCAACTTCCTGCGGGACCTCAACACCGAGCAGACGGCGCTCGCCCGCGAGCAGATGGACCGCGGCGAGGCAAGGAACGAGCTGCTGTACCAGCGTGGCCGGGACGACGCGACGGCTGGCTTCGGGCAGGCGCGGCAGGACACCGAGTGGGCCCGTGGCAACGCACTGCACGAGATCGGCGCGAGTTTCGAGGGCGCATACCAGGACGCAGATCGCGGGTTCACGGACGCTGACAGCCGTCTCGACGCTGGCTTTGATGAGGCCGGGCGCGCCGTCTCGGCCGGGTATGGGGGCGCGCGCAACCTGCTGCGCGAGGGCTTCGACGCCTCCCGCGGCGAGGTGGCGCGGGGGTACGAGGGCGTCGAGAACCGGCTGAACTACGGCTACGACAAGGCCCGCGACTATCTCCAGGCCGGCTACAGCCAGGGTATCGACCGCGCCGACATGGGGTTCAACCGGGCGCGCGCCGACCTGCTGACCGGGCGCGACCGGGCAACCGCGAACCTTCGACCCTATGCCGATGCGGGGGGTCGTGCGCTCAACGTGCTGGAGAAGCTGGCGGGGACTTCGGGCACGGCCGACCCCAACTATCTCCGTTCCTTCATGGAGGCGAACCCCGCCTACCAGTTCCGCCTCTCCGAAGGCGTCAAGGCGCTGGACCGCTCCGCCGCCGCGCGGGGCCGGTTGCGCTCCGGCGCGCAGGACAAGGGCATCACGCAGTACGGGCAGGGGCTCGCCTCGGAAGAGTTCGGCAACATCTACAACCGCGTGGCCGGCATTGCAGGGGCAGGGCAACAGGCGTCGACCGACATCGCGGGGCTGGAGGATGCGGCCGGGCGTAACCTGGCATCCAACGAGCAGGACCGCGGCAAGACCCTCGGCACGATGGCAATCGGCATGGGCGAAAGCCTGGGCAGGAACGAGCGCGACCGTGGCACTGCCACGGCGGCGGCCTACGAGGCGCGCACGAACCAGCTTGCCGAGATCGCCCGCCAGCGGGGCATGACCGTCGCGGACATGACCCAGCAGGAGGGCAACCAACTCGCCGCCATCGCGCGCGACCGCGGCGCCGCCACGGCGGCCAATGCCAACAACCGCGGGCAGACGCTCTCCACCATCCGTACCAACCGTGGGCTTGCCGCGGGGAGCACCTACGAGCGGGCCGGCGGGAACCTCGCCAGCATCGCGCAGACCTCGGGCACGACCGGTGCCAATCTGGCGGTAGGGCAGGCGACCCAGGCGCAGGCGCTCGGGCAAGGCACGACCAACCAGCTCCTTCAGATCGGGCAGACCTACGGGCAGGGGATGACCGCGGCCGGCGGGAACTACACGAACAACGTGTCCAATGGCCTGCGGGACTACGCAGCGGCCAACCTGAACATCTCGAACCGGCTGTCGAACAACAACACCGCCACGACGATGGCGGCGGGGCAGGCCCGGGCGCAGGGCGCGCTCGGGGTCGCCAGCGCCATCAACAACGGCCTGAGCAACGGCCTCTTCGCCTATGGCATGTCACAGGGGTGGTTCCGCGGATGACGACCAATCAGCTTGCCATGCTCGACCTGCGCGACATCTACCAGACGGGGTCAGCAATCGAGAGCAACCGGCTACAGAACGAATACCTCCGTGCGCGCACGGCGGAGACGGAGCGAAAGGCCAAGCGGGAGAACCAGCTTGCCGCCCTGATGCCCGGCGTCATGGAGGGCGACCAAGATGCCATCCGCGCCATGGCGGTCGCTGACCCCGAGCGGGCCGGACAGGCGCTCGACGTGCTGTCCAAGGCCAGCAAGGAGCAGCGGGAGAAGCTGAAGTACATCTCCGAGACGACGGCCCGGCTGCTGGGGAGCGTCGAGGCGCTGCCGGAGGCGGGGCGACCCCTGGCGTACAGGGCGGCGCGCCTGAAGGCCAGGGAGATGGGCTTGCCTGTCGACAACGTGCCGGAGGACTACGATCCCAATTTCGTGCAGCAGCAGCTCGCCGAAGCCCTGGAAACCAAAGACCTGCTGGACCGCGTGGCGCCGGCACCGAAGACGATGGGAGTCGGCAACCAGGTGGTTCGCGTCCAGGGCGAGAGCGTCAAGCCGCTGTACACCGCGCCGAAGGACCCGAACCTCGTGGCGGCCCCCGACCAGAACAGCCCGACCGGCTTCTCGATGCAGCCGGAGCGCCCTGGCCTGCCGGCGGCCGGCCCGCGCCAGATGCGGGTGGAGAGCGACGGGAAGGGCGGGTTCGTGGTGAGCGACGGGCCCGTAGGCGCGGGGCTCGCCAAGCCGACCGCCAGCGAGATCGACACCCAGCTCAAGGACAACGCCCTCCGCCTCGACCGGGTCAAGTCGCTGAAGGGGAAGTTCAAGCCTGAATACCTCCAGCTCGGCACGCAGCTCGACATGGGCGCGGCGGACTGGCAGGAGCGGCTTGGGGGCAAGCTCACCCCGGAGCGTCAAGCGGAACTCACGGCCTACTCGCAGTTCCGCTCCGACGCCGCGAACGAGCTGACCCAGACCCTGAAGGCCATGAGCGGCGCCGCCGTCACCCCGCAGGAAGCCGAGCGCCTGCTGACCGCCATCGGCGATCCCGGCAACGACGGGCCGACCAAGTTCATGTCCAAGGTCGAAGCGACTGAGCGGGCCATCAAGCTCGCCAACGCCCGCCTGCGGTTCATCCGCCAGAACGGCTTGGACAAGGCGAACTTCGGCGGGATCAGCCTGGACGGCATGACGGACATCATCCGCAAGCGCGGCAACGAGCTTGATGCGGACCTGCGCAGGGCGAACCCCCAGGCGCAGGATGCGGAGATCCAGGAAGCCGTGCGCCTGCGCCTCACCGAAGAGTTCGGGGTCTGACATGGTCGACTACGCCGACATGGTCCTGGGCGGCCGGGACAAGGACGACGAGCCGAAGCGCGCTCCGGCACCGGACTATGCCGACCTCGTGCTGAACGGCCCCAGGGCGCCCCAGCCGGAACCCGAGACGCGGCCCGCCAGCGGCAACGCGGCCGGCGACTTCCTGTCCGCGGCCGGCGGCGCCATCGCCTCGGGCGCTGGCGCCGTGAAGGACTTCGTGACCGGGGACGGCCGGCGGGAGTTCGACTATCCCGAACTGCCGGGCCGGTTCATCCCCGGCTTCGGGGAGATCGGCGCCAAGATGGCCCTGGCCCAGACCGATGAGGGGCAGGCGGACATCTTCAAGAAGGCGTTCCCCGATGCGGTGCTGTCCAAGGACAAGTTCGGCAACACCATTGCCGAGATGGAGGGGCAGAAGTTCTACCTGAACCGCCCTGGGTTCTCCGGGCAGGACGTGGACAACTTCGGCGCCAACGTCGCCATCACGGCGCCGTTCGGCATGGTGGGCGGCGCCCTCACGAAGGGGCTCAATCTGGGCCTGCGGGCGCTGGGCGTGGGGGCGGGCGGTGCCGCCGGGTCAGTGGCCCAGGACGTGGCGGCCGGAGCCGCGGGCTCAGAGCAAGGCATCAGCCCAGCCAATGCGGTCGGGAACGCCGTGTTCGCCGGGGGCTCCGAGATGCTGGCGCCGGCCGCGTCTGCTCTGTTCCGGCAGATCGCGTCGGACAGGAAGCTCTTCGATCCGGCGACCGGCACCCTGACCGAGGCGGGAAAGTTCACCCTGCAACAGGCCGGCCTCGACCCATCCCAGGTCACGGACGACTACCTGCGGCAGTTCACCAAGCTCGCCAAGGGCGCCGCCAACCCGGCCGACGCCGCCGTGGCGGCGGTGGGAAAGTCGCTCCCCGTTGAGGTCCCCCTGACCAAGGGCGACATCACCCGCCGCGCCTCCGACCAGATGTTTGAGGACCTGGCGGAAAAGGGGGCCTATGGCAAGGTCCCGGAAAGCATCCTGCGGACCAAGCGCCAGGAGCAACAGGACGCGCTCTGGGCCAATGTGGATGCGATGAAGGCGGGGCTGACCAAGGGCTACCCGGTCACCTCCGCCCCGAACCAGGCCGGCGCCATCCTTCAGGACGCGCTCAACACCCGCGCGGTGTCCGGCAACGCCATTGTCGACAAGGCCTACGACGCGGCGCGCGAGACGAAGGCCGGCATTCCGCTGACCGACGCGCAGGGGCTCCGCTTCATGATCGGCGGGGAGCAGGAAGTGCGGGACCGCATTGCCCATTCCCCGAAGGCCCAGGGGCAGCTTGCCGAGCTGGACAAGCTGACGAACAGTGCGGACAGCTCTGTCTTGGTATCCGCGCTGTTCGACTGGAGGCGGCAGACCACCACCCTTGCCAGCGAGGCGGCCGACAGGACGGATGCGTCAGCCCTGCGAGCCATGGTGAGGCGCTTCGACGAAGTGCTCCCGGCAATCGCCAAGGAAGGCCTGATGTCCGGCGACCAGAACGCCATCAACGCGTGGAAGACCGCAATCCGGAAGCGGCGCCAGTACGGGAAACTGTTCGAGGGAAACGATCTCGTTCAGGACATCCTGGAGAAGGAGCAGCGCTCGGGGTCGACTGTCTTCAAGGTGCCGCCGGAGCAGGTGTCGAACTACATCTTCGGCCTGGCGGACACCGGGTTCGTCAACAAGCCGAACCTCGCCCGCGACCTGAAGCGCGTCCGGCAGATCGTTGGGGAAAGCAGCGTCGAATGGAACGCCCTCCGGGAGGAAGCCTTCATGCGCCTCGCCCGCGCGGCGGAAGGACCCTATGTGCGTGACGCCGGCCGGCGGGAGTTCTCCGGCGCCAAGTTCGCCAACGCGCTCGACACGGCGATGGAGCGCAACCCGCAGATCATGAAGACGCTCTTCTCGCCGGAGGAGCTGAAGACCCTGGACCTGCTGAAGCAGGCGGCGATCCGCACCACCACCGTGACCAAGGGGGGCGCAAACTTCTCCAACACCACGCCGGCTCTGGCGAACCTGGGGCAGCGCCTGATGAAATCCTCGTTCCTGGGAGAGAAGGCGCGGGTGGCCCTGCTGGCCGCTATGCCGGTCCTGGGGAACGTCGGCTACGGGGTCAAGGCGGTGGGCGCGACCTCCGGGGAAGTCGCCCTCAAGGAGCTGCCGCCCGGCCTCATCGGGTCGACCGGCGCCGCGGCGATCAATGCTGGGCAGGACTAGCGGTAATCGGGCCAGTGGCCGTAGTAGATGCGGTGCAGCAGGCACATCCAGAAGCAGCCAAGCAGGAAGGCGGCGGTATAGCCAATCGGGACGAGCCGCACTGTCACGGCGACGGCGATCATGAAACTCCCGGCCGCCAGGACCGCCAGTGGCTTGCGCCACCAGGCCGGCTTGGGCGTGAGGTTCAAGGTGTAGCGGGGCTCAGTCACTCTTCACCGCCGCGCGCAAGGCCGTCAGCAGCGGCTCCTCGACCGCGTCGATATCCGACTGGTCCTTCACCGTCATGAGGACGAACTCGAACACCCCGCCAGCTTTGCGCGACACGACGGTGTACCGGAGGTGTACGGTCGTGTCCGAGAGCTTGCACACGCTGGCAGCCCTCCCAAGCGTGGGCGTGCCGGGCTCCGGGAGCGGCTGGGTCGCGAACTGGCCGCCGACGCAGTCGCTCGCAGAGCCGGCCGCCAAGTAGTTGGCGTGGTCTTGGTTCGCGCGGTTGGGGCTCAGGACGGCTCGGATGCCCAGGATGGCCCGGTCATTCCGCATCGCCACGTCGTACTTCCTGAGTAGGTCGGGTATCTCGTTGGGGGCAAAGAACAGCATGCTCGGCAGGGCACCGAGCGATATGAGGTTCGCCGCGAGCGTCATGGTCTCTGCCTGTGTGGCTGGGGGCGCCGGAGGCGGTGGCGGCGGAACGGGAATGAGCCCCGGCTGGCTTGCGGCAAACGGGTTCGAGCTGGAGGCCCCCTTCCTGTTCAGGTTGACGCAGTCGATCAAATGACCAAGCGCGCCGCTTGTACCGTCCAGGTCGAAGTTGAACTCCTGTCCATTCGCCAGGATTGTGAGCTGCCGCCCATTCTGAAACTGCCGAAACAAGTCGCTATCATCCGGCATCTCAATCAAGGCGAGGCTATCTTGATTGACCGCCGCCTCTCCGTTCCTGATTGCGTTGCGGTCAATAAAGTAACGTACGGGATAGCGGTTGCCTTTCGGCAATTTCCACGCTTCGTTAACAAGGCCAACAGCCCACGAGAAATCCTGCCGCACAGCGAAGTGCAGCGTTATACCGCTCTTGTACGTGGCCCACATTCCGCAGTGAGTGAACGCGCCAGTGGTATTGCTGGCGTAGGCATTGCCGGTCCAGCCGCCGATGGAGAACCGCTGGTTCAGGTCCCCGGCATGGGCGGAAGTCGCGAGGCAGGCGCACAGGGCGCCCATAGCTAAGCGTCTCATCGTCCGACCCTACCACCATCCCGCGTGCAAATCGGTGGGGAAACGGTCGCTGATTTTTCGCCGGGAGTCGAGTCCGGCTCATCACATTCGCGCCACAGGGCGGTCCACCACGGGCCGCCCTTTCTCATTTCGAGGACACCACATGGCAAACCGCTTCGTGATGCCCTACGCCGACGCCTTCGACACGAACGGCGTTCCGCGGGGAGGGGCAAAGCTCTACTTCTATGAGAGCGGGACCAGCACCCCGCAGACGACCTATTCCGACGCCGCCCTGACCACGCCGAACGCCAACCCGGTCGTGGCCGACAGCGCGGGGGTGTGGCCGGCGATCTTCCTGCCGAATACCCAGAACTTCCGGGTCGTTCTGACGGACGCGAACGACGTGTCCGTCTGGACGGCTGACCCCTATTCCCCGCCGGACTCCTCTGGTGGCACGATCTGGGTGCCGGCCGCGAACGTCAGCGGGACCGCCGACGCCATCGCCCTGACCCCGGCGCCTCCCTTGAGCGTCTACGAGGCTGGCAACCGCTACCAGTTCGTCGCAGAGGGTAACAACACCGGCCCGGTCACGGTCAACGTGTCGGGCCTCGGCAGCAAGAGCCTGCTGGATGCGACGGGCAACGCCTTGTCGAGCGGGGACATCGTCACCGGCGGAGTGGTGACCATCGTCTACGACGGCAGCGCGTTCCGCCTTATCAGCGACCCGCCCTCCGCCGCCGACGTGCAGACCTATTCGGCCTCCGGGACCTGGACGAAGCCCAGCACCGCGACGTTCGTCCTGGTCCGGCTCTACGCGGGCGGTGGGGGCGGCGGGTCTGGACGGCGCGGCGCCTCT